TTATTAGTCCATTGTTATTAAAATCAAAATCTTGATTAATTTCAACCTCAGATCCTGCAATATTTTCTCTTACTAATGTTGATCTATAAGTATTACCAACAAAGTATGGAAAACTTGATATAATATCGCCAGTTCCTGGATCATTCTCAATTGTGGCATAATATGCATAAACTCCATTTGGATATTCGGGAGTTTTTGAAAATCTTCCATTGTGATCATCAAGATCACCAGTTCCTTTAAATGAATAGTCTTCAACAAAGATACCGGCTGGGAATCCTGAAGGTCTGTTTACAACCTGACTGACATCCAACTCATAACCAGATTTTATTTCTTTGATTAAAGATGTTGAATTGTTTGCATCTGTATATCCATATGATCCATAAATTGGGTTTCCGTCATATGCATATCCAATTAAAGGAGAATGTGCATTTTCATTGGTATCTTCAAAACTATTTTTTAGATTTTGATTATAACCAATGACACCATATTGTAATTCATTTTCACCCTTATCAAAAACAGTTTCTCCATTATATTCTGGGAATCTGGATCTATTATTTAATGATAGGCCTCTAACTTTGCTATTAAAAGTTGCATTTGATCCTCTAGATACTCCAGTAATAAAAGTATCTCCAGCATCATATTTTGATCCAGAATTCAGTACTATAGCATCAATAACATTTCCAACATCATTAATAACAGCTCTTCCAACTGCACCAAAACCAGATTCGCTAGTAATCACTATATCTGGTGGTGAAAAATAATTTTCTCCAATTCGTGTAACTAAAATATCAATTATTTGTCCATCAATGATAAGTGGTTGAAACTCTACATCATTGCCATTTAAAACATTGATCCCTGGCCTCTTTTCAAAATTCAATATTTTGGAACCATAATCAGTACCTTTTTCATATAATAAAACATCTACTATTTCACCAGTTACAATTGGAGTTCCAGTTATAACACCAACAGTATTCGCAATTGAAGCATTAATCTCAACTTCAATTGGTTGGTAATTGAAAACATGTAGTCCCGTACCAATACCAGAGAACTTTTGAACAAGTCTCCTATCAAAATCTGAAGTATCTGTTCCACCTATGCCTGCATCTGATAACCTGAAATTGTTATTGTTGATCTTAATAATAAAATATTGATTATCTGTATTCAATCCAACAATATTATCTCCAGTTGTTGAATACGTTACTAATTCACCCGTCTCGTATCCATGAGATGTAAATTCTAAAGAATTAGTTACCGTTGAAACTCCAGTGGTTTTAATAGCTACTTCTCTATTTGAATAACCAGATCCAGGATTTAGTACATTAACTCCTGTTAATTTTTTGGTGGACTCTTGTAATGTAAAGATGTGTTTTCCACCAGAAGTTGATCCAGTACTGAATCCTACAGTATTGATTCCTCCATTGAAATCTGAAACAGTTTCATATAACCTAAAGGTAAGTGAATCTATAACTTCAGCATAGTAAACACCACCAGTCTCTAAGAAATTGCCCGTAAGGGTAGTTTGTCCAAATCCAGTAATTGGAATTGATGGGTTTCCATTTGAACTATAGACTATTGGTTCACCATCTTTAAAATTGTGATTGTTAATAGTTTCAATTGTGTCTTCATAAATGGAAACTCCACCACCAGATTCAGTATATTTTCCACTAAACCCAACTTGTCTGAAATAATCAATAACAATTGGTTCAACTTCAGCACCAGTTCCATTTCCACCAACAATAGAAATACTATTGATCTTATTAATATTGAAATCTTGTGGATCAATTAAAACGTCTTTTAGTACACCAGTAACCGCTAGGTTAGTTATAGCATTAGTTCCAGTTGTTGAACTGGAACCAGTAATATTAAGTTTTGGTGGATTTACAACATCATAACCACCCCCACCATTGAAAAGAGTGATTTCTTCTAGTGGACCATAATAAATTTTATCTTCGACTTTATAATTAACAACTTCGACACCATTAATTAACATTCCCGTTGGGCCGGGAATTGTATTAATTTCACTACCAGTGTCAAATGATCTTTCTAGGCTAAATTTTTTGAGTAATTTTTGTCCTCTTATCTTTTTATTGTATTGTAAAGCAGCGATAAAACTATGACTTCCAGTATCCTCATCTATGGGTTCATTTATTTTGATATTTTGGGATACTTGAATGAATGATCTTGCAACGTACAATCTAATCTTATTTGCAGGACTTAAAACTTCGACGAAATAATTTCTACCAAATTCAAGACCACTTATTGGAGTTTCTGCTGTCCCTGCGATGTAAACAATTTCATCTCCAGTTATGAATGGAACAGTATCTGAAAAGGATAGAATATTATAAGTTCCATCACTGTTTAAATCCTGAATAGATCCAGAATCAACAGAAGCTACTGGTATTGTTCTTTTAATTGTATCGAGGCTTATCTCATAATCTGGAAGTGAATTTGATGCTACAAATATTTCACTACTATCCTTAGTAATATACGTATTCAGAATATTTGAAGTAATTTTATCATTACCATATTGAAGTTCAATTCCAGAACTACTTGCTTTTTTAAGTTTTCTTCTAATATCATAACTGATGCCAGTATTAAGATCACTAATACCAGTTCCAGATAGAACTACTTCATTATCACCAGTTATTGATACTGTGGCTTCACTTACTGGAACAATATTTGTACCTCTCTGCACAACTTCAACAACATCACCATTGCGAAGATATGCTTTATCAATATCAATACCCAATACAAAAACTGATCCAGCAAAACTACTGATTTGTATTCTGGATGCTGTATTATATTTCCATGAATTGAAAGTATTTTCGATTACCGTCTTATTTTCATCTGGATTTATAATTTTTCTACCAATTGATTTTGTTCTAAAAGCATCACCCAAATTTGTATTGGCAATCCTCTCACCAGCAATTGGCTCAAAGTTTGCAATCGTTCCTGTCAAACGAAGTTCTACCTTTTCATTATCACCTCTTGTGTATCCATAAATTACATCATTTGTCCTAACATCATCACCAGATAGAATAGTCCTTTCAATACCAGAACAATTTAAAAACTGGTTAATAGTTTTATCTGTATACGTAATAACATTATTTCCAGATACCAACAATCCACTTTTAGGGAATCCAATGGTGGTGTCTACAGAAATTACATTATCACCAATTGAAACTTCACCAATACATCTAGTAGATGGTGTGATTGAAAATTCACCCTCAAATCCAGGAGAAGGATCTAAGTATTTTTGGAATAGGTAGATATTGTAATAATCTTTTCCATCTCTATTAGTATATTCAACCTCAGAAATTGGTGCAGAAGCTCCATTTATGACTAAACTATTTGAATTATTATCTTGGAATAATGTCTGACCAGATAGTAAAAGTGGATCTCCTCCAGAAACTTTTTCGGCAACTAGGAATAATCTTCTTCTAAATTCAGACTCTGATGAAGAAAATAAAGACTCTGAATTATTTCTAACAGTTGCATTTTCGCCAAATAGGCATGACATTAAAATGTTAAAGGACTCATTAGTTCCTTTAGACTGATAGAATGATCTTAGGTTTTTTACAAAATTATTTACGTTTAGATCAGAATTAAAACTTTCGTCTTCAAATCCAGGAGCAAAAAGAACCTTTAAACTCTTAAAAAATTCTCTAAGGAAAAGAACATTAAGGTTAGATACAGTATCCCCAGAGCTATGGGATTCAGTTGATGTTTTATTGAATACAACTTCACCTGAAGAATAATCAGTTATGCCACTAAATCCACGAACACATCCAGTAAAAGAATTTGAGGTGCTTCCAGTATAGTAGATGATTTCATCACCAACTTTAAATAATCCATTAGTGTTTGGATATCCCTTTGTAGATTCTACATTAAATATAGAATCATCGTCGGATACATCTGCAGTTAGAGTAGTTGTTCCACTAACAACTTCTGGTGTCAAACTATCAAACTTTAAATATTGATCCAGATTATCAATGATATCTGCAGGGAGTCCCTGAGAATCTTGTGAAAGATAATACTGCTTTAAAAAATCTATAGACTTTGGATTTTCAATTGCCACATAAGATGGCAATTGACCCTGAATGATTTGACTTACTTTTACTCTCTTATCAATTCCTGGCTCTATCATTTTACCTAGTTAGATTTCCGTTTGAATAACTTGAAGTGACTGGGAATCCGATTCCCGAAACCTGCTCACCAGAACTAATAGTGTCCTTCAACATATTTATGGTGCTTTTGGCGATGGATAATTCCACGAAAAGGTTTGTCAACCCAATGACATCATTACTTTCTGGGAAGGCCTGAACTTCTACTATTCCAGATGGCAGATCTGTATTAGTAACGTTAATTGTGAAGAGTCTCACTTCACCAATAATATAATCAACAATTCCAGCATTTTGGACCACTGTAACTGGATTACCATTTGTATCAATTTGAATGAATGAAATAATACCAGTTTTCATATCATCATTTGGAGTATCTGTCATATAAACTTTTCCAGAAATTCCACTAATATTAAATCCTGTAGATTTAATATTTTTTCCTGATGGTGTTATATGAAACTTGTTACCAAAGCATAGTTCATATTGTGCTGGTCGATTCAGTTGGGACTTCATATCCCTTCTAATCTTCACCTTTGTTATGTTTGATGTAATAGATGAACTTGTATCATCAATAATTTTGAGCAATTTACTATACTTAAATCTACCACCAAAATTATTCAGATCTTCAGACTCTGAAAAAGCTGAGAGTGTTGAAGAAACATTAGATTTTAGTTCATTAACACTTGATACTTTACTGCTGTTATAATAGATAAAAGTATCAAGTTCAATTGAAAGAACTTCAATGTCTACAATTGTTTGTTTGATGCCAGCTAGAGAGTAACTCTTCAGGCGATTTAAAATAGATTGTTTGTTAAAGTCTGATATGAAATAATCATTCTTCGGTTTGATGCTGATCTGAACTTCACCAAATCTTGGGGGATCTAACTCTTCACCACCAACAACAGAAACTGATTCTGCATCTGGATATATTAACTTAACTATGGACTCGTAATCACTAGCCGTAACCGCCCTGTACTGCGATGAGTACGTTCTAGGAGCAAAGTATTTAATAGACTGTATTGATTCAATCTCAGTGCCTCCCTGCGCCTTCTGGTTAGTTGTTACTACTATACTACTAGAAGGAGAAATTCTTTCATCTGAACCTCCTCTTAGAACACCAGAGAAACTAAAATTTGCAACTCCATTTCCATCAATGCCATTAGTTACAATGTAAGATGCAACAATTTGACTTCCAGTTTCTAACTTCTTACCAATGACACCATCACCAAATAATAGTTCATATTGTTCATCTTTTACTTCTTGTAGGAAGTAAATTTCTGATGAAGAAGTAATTTTGAAAATAGTGTCTGATCTTACGAATTCATTACCAAGGCCTTGATCTTGTGGACCTTTGACTCTTACCTTGAGTGTGCTGGTGTCAATAGAAGAATTATTGATAATATATCTTTGATCTAAAGATTGCTCAACATTAAATTTCTTAATTGCATATGAACCTTCATACACATCAATATCAGAGAAGATTGCAGTCCTTGCACCAATCTGATTATCTAATGCATTATCTAATGGTGATAGTGCAGTAATATCTTCTGGAATGGAAAATACAAAACTAGTGTTTTTGGTGTTTCCTACACAAACTAATCCCGCTTTTAGTGTTACGGTTTGGCTTGAACCAGAAAATTTTACGGAAAATGATACTTTTGATTTAGATGCTGTGCGTGAACGCGGAGTATATCCAATATTCCGCGCTAAAGAAACAACATTCTCTCTTAATGCTGCGGATTCAATGAAAGATTCATTGACAACCATGTTCGCATTGAACGAACTGATGTAAGTATTATAAGCAAGAGTGTCAATTAAGACGGAAAAGTTTGATCCTTCAAAATCAAAATCAGAAAAATCTGAATTTGCTCTTAGATAGTCTTTAATTTGATCTCTTATTTGATCAAAATCTAAATTTGCGTACTTTGTAAATGGCATTTTATCTGGTTGCCTCTAATACGAAGGAAAATTCTTGTGTTGGTGTATT